CGCACTCTTATTGCCAACAACTACGTATACCACTCACGTTTACAGTCACAGATGTACTGGGGTGCTGACTGGTACTTCTCATACGGCTTCTTGCCTATTTACGTAGAGCCTGATTTTGATTCAAATCTTCCACGTATCCGTGTCGAAGACCCAATGGGTGGCTACCCTGAGTTTGATAGATTTGGTCGATGTGTAGCGTATGCAAAGCGTTACTTCAAGACTCTTGGTGAACTAGCAGTAGATTATCCAGAGTACGCACCTATCTTGCTTGGTCGTGACGGTTTCAATCAAGACACTAGCATGAAGGTCGAACTTATCCGTTATACGGATTCAGATATAACAGTTCTTTACTTGCCAGACCGCGGTAACTTAGTTCTTAACTATGCTGCTAATCCTCTAGGCAAGATGAATGTTTTTGTAGCACGACGTCCTTCACTTGATGATGAATCACGTGGTCAATTTGATGACGTACTATACGTACAACTTGCACGTGCGCGTTTTGCTAACTTAGCAATGGAAGCAGCAGAGAAGTCTATTCAGGCTCCTTTGATTGTTCCAACAGACGTAGTTGATATGCCGATGGGTCCTGATGCGATTATTCGCACATCACAGCCAGCAGGTGTAGGTCGCGTCAGACTAGATGTACCAGCAGCAGCATTTCAGGAGCAGGCTGCGCTACAAAGCGAACTTCGCCTTGGAGCACGCTACCCTGAAGGACGCACAGGAACCATTGATGCATCAATCATCACTGGTCAAGGTGTACAAGCACTGCTAGGTGCATTTGATTCTCAAATCAAGGCAGGACAGACAATTCTGACTGAAGTATTTGAAGACATCATGAGAGTATGTTTCGAAATGGATGAACTCCTTTTCGATGAAGAAAAGAGCGTCAAGGGTATCGCACAGGGTACGCCGTACGAGTTAAAGTACAAACCAAGCAAAGACATCAAGAAAGATACTTCTATTGAAGTACGCTATGGCTTGATGGCAGGACTTGACCCATCGCGTGCCTTGATTTTCTCTTTACAAGCACTTGGAGCCGATTTGGTATCCAAGGATTTCATTCGTCGTGAACTTCCATGGAGCGTAAACGTATCGCTAGAAGAACAACGAATTGAAATTGAAAAAATGCGCAGTAACCTATCCGCTGCTGTAACTGCCACAGCGCAGGCAATTCCTGCCATGGCTGCACAAGGACAAGACCCATCTGCGTTAATTCAAAAGATTGCAGACGTGATTGAACGCCGTCGCAATGGGGACACTATAGAGGCTGCTGCGCTTGCCGTGTTCACACCCGAGCAACCTGCGCAGGCAGAGATGACCCCGCCAGGCACACAAGGACCAGTTGAGGCTACCCCGTCCCCAGTCGCTCCTGGACAACCTTCTGGTGGGGTCCCACAACAAGCACCAGACTTAGCAACAATATTGGCGGGCTTAGGGGGATAATGTGTCTACTAAAAAAAATCAAACTTCAAAAAAGGTTGTTAAAAAAGTAGCGCGTAGACGCAAGACAACCAAAGAACCAGTATTAACTAAACTAGACTTTTGGGCAATTGCAACAAAAGAAGTTTATGATTCGTTACGCAAAGCAGGAATGGATGAAGGAACTGCTTTAGCATTTGCGATGGACAGGTCAAGTTATCCTGACTGGATAGTTGACCCAAAGAATCCAGAAGTAAAACCATTTGAAGAAGACGAAGATGAGGACTAAACATGTCAATGCAAGATGTGCCTGGTGGTCCAGGAAGATTTGCTCGTAGAGATGACCTCGGAAACGTAAAGAAGATTCAACGCGAGGGACGCAACATCGCAGAGGCTTCTGGTGGCTCATACGGTGAGCGTGCGAGAAATCAAGAACTTGTTAGTGGTGCACCAATAGACACACCTGAAGCAACAGCAACAGGCATGAATCCACTTGCTGCTCTCATTCCAACGCCAGATGCATTTGCCCAAGGAAACGAGGCACCTCTCTCTGATGGTGTTCAAGGCGGTCCAGGGCGTGGTTCTAGTGCACAGCAAACTCCAGTTGACGCAATTGACCAAACAGCAGTACTAGCACGTGCCATGTTCATGGCAAATCCTGATTCAATCATCCTTGCTAACATCGTCAATGCGTTCAATGAAGAGAATCGTTAATGGCTGATTTGCAGAAATCTAATCTTTCACCCGCCATGCGGGCTTTGTATGCCAATGAAGGAGAGGCACGTAATCGTGCTATCGCAATTCAGATGTCATCACTTACGCCTGACATGTATAGAAACTTTAATGACATAACTTCTGCCTACCCAGGTATGAGTAAAGACCTTGTTATGTCTATGGTGAAGCAAGGATTATCTGCTAATACTCCTGGAATCGGCAAGATTGTTTCTCTTGATGGTATTGCTCAGTTAAAAAAAGACCAGTTCAACGTAGAAAAAATTAAAAAATCCGTAAATAATGACAAAGGAATTGTTGGTTCTATCTATGATGCTACACTTGGTAACGTTTATGACGTTTTCAAAGGTGTAACTCGCGCAGGTTTTGCTGCACTACGTGCTCCGTATGACTTAGTAACTACATTAACGCGAGATATTGCGCAAGAAAAAGATGCTGGTTTATTTCTAAAAGACCTAGCAACCCTTGGTGGCAAGAATACAATGTTCGGCTCACTGGTTACTGATGTTTTTGATGGCAAAGGCGGGGTAAAAACAGGGGCGGGCTTTTTCATCGACCCACAAAGTCGAGTTGGTAAGGCTCAAGCAAGGGCTATGGGAGCCTATGGCAAGGTCAATGGCGAATCATTTACCATTGGACGATTTGTTGCTAAGTCAATTGAATCAAATCCAGACAAGACTGGGTATAAAATTCTATCTGGCTTTGTTGATGCTACCCTAAACCTAGCACTTGACCCATCTGTATGGTTCGGACCTGGTGCCGCAAGAGCAATCCTTAAGGGTGGTAAAGAAGCGGCAGCGCTCAAGGCTAGTGTTAAAGAGTTTAGCCCAGTTGCACAGGTAGAAGAACTTAATAAAGAGATTGCTACTCTTGCTAAAGAGAGCGAAGAGTTAATTGGTAAGTATACTAAGCGCACCACTAGCAAGTGGTTACGCAAAACTACCGAACTACAGAGACTTGAAAAACAAAGATTTGAAACACTACAGCCTACTGTAAGTAAATTACTTAATACATACGAAGATTCACTTAAGGCATACTCGCAGAATCCTGCTGCACAGCAAGTTCTTGCTAACGATAATATCGTTAAAGAGGTTATATCTAACCCTGGCGTATATGATGGTGAGTTGCTTCGTGGTATTGATAAACTTTCAGCAGAAAATGCTAACACACTAGGCTTTACTGACGGGTATATTGTACTAGGAGATGTTCCTAAGGCTGGTGTAATTTCTTTTGGAGCGCATCAGACAGATGAGTTTGCAGTCACGCTTGCTGGCGATGAACCATTTAGAGTTCTTGACTTAACAGAAGACATCACTAAACTTCCTGCTAGAGAAAAACAAGCAGAAGTAAATCGCCGTTTACAGTTTGAAGAATGGCTAGAGGCAGGTAAGGCAGATGCCAACCTTGCCCCTGAGGTACGTGCTGTACTTGACCAAGTATCTTTGGCTAGCAAAAATGATGCGATGAACCTTAATGGTTTTTCATGGGCAGTGTCTGCTGCAGAGCAACCAAAAACGTTAGCAAATATCCTCAACACTATCGCTAATGCTAAAGCAACAGGCGGTTCTGCTCGTGCTATGCAGTATGCGCTAGAAGGCATACAGAAGATTTGGCAATTTGACGGTATCAGTAATATCCGTGCTATCTACGGTGAGACTGGTGGCGTTATGGTTACTAATTCACAACGTATTGCAGCAAAACTTGCGGAGGTTGGAAATGCGATTGCAGAGATTGCTGACCCTTCTAATCTTGGTCCCAACATGGCTAAGTTACTTACTTCTGTCAAGACGCTTGATGAGGGTATCAACAAAACTCGCCAAGAACTTGAAGTCATCACCAAGAACAAAGAAGCCTCAGAACAACGTCTAAAAGAGATTGATATATTCCGTGGCGTTGTAGACCAGGATGTAAACCTACGTAAGGCTATTATCAACGACCCAGAGTACAAGGGTCTAAAAAAGATTATAGACCTAGAAGCAGGAATTGCTGAAAAGCGCATCTTGCGTGAGTGGACCCAGAACAATGTAGGTCTTACCGCAGGCTACAATGGTGACCTTGCTACAGATTTTAGTAAAGCATTCCAGTTCATGCTTGGAAGACGCTTTACCCAGATTGCAGAGGTAGTTGCTAAAGAAACAGACCCATTAAAGGTGCATAGATTCTTTGGTAAGAGACTAGATAGCGAGATGGTGGCAGCGCTTACTGCTGCAAAGACCACAGATGATGTCTATCGAGTGTTCTTGTCGTATCTAGGCAACCCAGCAACTGACCCTAATATCTTTAGGTCGGCAACCCTTCGCAAAGAAGTAGCAGCACTTACTGCTAATCCAGTTGCCCGTTTGGTTAATCCAATATCTTATGTATCTTTCCGCAAGGCAGAACAACTTGACCGCGTATTCAGCCGTTACTTTGTTCGCTCTACTGCAATTAACCTAGGTGATTTGAATAACACTATTAATAGCGTAGAAGACTGGCTAAGTTCTGCACAGATTAAGACAGTACTTGGCAAGCAAGGACAAGAGAAGTACATTGATGATATCTCTCGCAAGTTGTTTGCTAGCACTAGCGAGCAAGAACGAGCCAAGATTATTCAGAATGGCATGGATGACCTTATTGAGGACCTTGCCAAGCGTTTTGGTGCTGATGAGTCCACTATTAGTGACCTTAAAGATGTAATTAAACTCAATGCTGTACAGAAGAACGCAGATACCACCTATACGGTAGGTAAACTTTCCGAAAATGGAGAAGTTCTTGTATATAATGCTGGTAACGACCCAATTAAGATTGATGGCGGTCTAGCATATTACCAGTTAGCCCAAGGAACTATGTTCCTTCCAGATACTAAAGAAGTACTTAAAGTGCTCAATAAGTATCAGTTAAATGGCTTGCGTAGCAAGGCTAAAGCAGGAAGAATCCTTGCTGAA